TGTGAATCCGATGGATCACATGAGGTTCTTGATTTGAACTCTTCTGTAGTAGCGGTTTTGGTTGACCTTAAGGCGACCCAGACCCTGAGCGGTTCCTTCTGCGAAGGGGTTAGCAACAAGACCATAACGGGTCTTAAAGCCGATCTTGGGTTGGAAGGTGTTCTCGCCAACTGCACGTACCATCTGGAGGGGTACATATGGGCAGTAGAAGAGACCTGCGTCATAAGGTGAGGAACCCTTATAACCAACAACGTAGTACTGCTGAGCAGCAACGTTTGCAGCATAAGGATCGATGTAAACGCGATACTTACCGAGCAGAACACCTGCGAAGGTGTTGCCAGTGTCATCAACGTTCAGGTTAGCGTTGAGTGCTGGGGTGTAATCCAGTACGCCTGCCATTGACAGTGCCGAAGCAACGTCAGCGGAGCACATGATTACGTTGCCCTTTCCTCTACGAGTTCTTTGTGCAATCGCGTTAGCGTCGCGCTCGATTTGGAACAGCAGACCCTTGAACTTCTCAACAGACCAACGACCATTGGAGTCGATGTCGAGGTCAAATACACCAGCGGTAGCGGTGTTAGCAGCAGCGCCTTGCTCAGCAACCTTATAGATGGTTCTGATAACTTCTCTGTTGATCTCAGCGAGGATCTCAGTGGAGAGAATGTTAGCAAGTTCTGCTTCTGCATTCAGACCATGAATTGCCTTCAGGTCTTGTGCAAGCTCAAGGCTGTATTCCGCCTTCAGTGCTCTTGACTTTGCTTCGACAAGGACTTTCTCGATCGAGAATGCCATTTCGTTGAATTGGTTACCTGCAGCAGAACCGAGGTTCTCAGCGTCACCAGTAACCATACCCTGACCAACGTTGTAGCCAGTGGATGATGCTGTACCAACAGGGTTCAGCAGACCAGGGTTGCTACCTGCTTGTGAGGTAGTACCCATACCAGCAACACCATCGGTGAAGCCAGCGGTTTCGTCAAGACCGTCGTCTTGACCAGAGAATGCGGTGTTTGCTTCATCAAACAGAGCTTCAGAACCACTCTGGTTGGTGTAGCGTGAACGCATTGCGAAGATCAGTCCAGTAGGACCGCTCATTGGTTGAACGCCAGCGAGGTCATATGCGACCAGGTTTGGCATTGCACGTCTGATCAGGGAGATCAGAACAGGGTCGAAACCTGCAACTGGACCACCAGCAGCAGCGTCGCCAGAGAATCCACCACCAGTACCTGGGGTTGGAGCGCCAGCAGCGTTAGCTGACATTGTTGGGGTTTCGTTCAGAATACCTGTTGAGAATGCTTGTTGCTCTCTCAGGAACTTCTCTTGGTTTTCCAGCAGGACTGCGGTAACTGCTCTTCTGTGGGAATCTTTGATGGGATCAAGACCCTCATAGTCGAGAAGTGGACTCCACTTTTCCTGCAGATGCTCGGATTGGAACATTTGCTTTTACCTTTACTAAATGTGTTTTTTGGTTTGAATTATATGAAATTCACTTTTTGCTAACAGCACCAAGTGTTCTGAGGTAGGTGTTCATGTAATCAGGTGCATGACCTGTTGCATCAACGTCTACTTCCTCAGACAGATTTTCGGTCTGCGCTTTAGGAGTTTTCTTTGCTGAGAAGTATGACTCCTTCAGCATCTCCAGTTTCTCACGATATTTTGCTGCACTTTCAAACTCAACACTTTCGGCAAGTGAAGCGAGCTTCTCTTTTTGAGAGAGTGCAAGACCCTCTGCTACTTCATCGAAGATTCCATCAGCAACCGACTCAGAGAGGCGCTTGTTCAGATGGATATTTCTCTCGATCTGCTCGTTGAGTTTTGTCTCCATTTCATCAAGTTTTTCTACCATGCTCTCAAGTACATCATATTTCTCTTCAGGGATTGATACATAATGTTCTTCAAAAAAGTCCTTTCAGACCAGACATGAAGGACTCAGACATATCTGCCTTAAGTCCAGACTCGATAGCGAGTCTATTTTCGGTGACCCATTCTTCAGCAACATACTCAAGATATGAGTCAACTCTTTCTTCTACTGCAGACTTAATTTCTGCAACTTCTTCTACGAGGCGCTCCTCGTATGCTTCGTCATAAGCAGCAACCAGACCTTCCTTGATCTCTTCGACCTTGGAACGGAGTGCTGCTTCAAAGATGGTGCGTGCTTTCTCTTGGAATTCTTCCGAGAGTTCTTCACCATCGAGGAGGGCGCTGACATCTTCAGAGACATCAAACTCCTCTTCCTCTTCGATCTCTTCTGCCTCAGCGACAACTTCTTCTTCGGTTTCCTCTTCTTCAGAGACAACCTCTTCCTCAGTATCCTCTTCCTCAGATACTACTTCTGCTTCGTCGGTGATTTCCTCTTCTTCTTCGATATACTCTTCAGAATCGAGTTCTTCTTCCTCTTTAACAGCATCACTCTTCTTCAGACCCTTCATAGGATCAGCACCTTTTGCACCCTTGTTTACAACATCCTTAACTTGCTTAAGGGTTGCACCAGGGGTCTTCAGCATTGCTGAATTGTCATCAGATCTGTAGTTATCTGGTGTAGGACCACCAAGATCTTCCCAGGATCCAGTTTGACCTGCTACTGCGCCAGGAGCAAGCTTCTGCATGGGATCCCCTGCCTTTGCACCTGCATTGACAGCGGTCTTGGATTGACTTGTGCCTGCTTCCATTTCCTGTAAATTGTTGTCACTAGACATTTGAGACTCTCCGATTAACCTTTGTAATTTAATCTATATTTATTTATTAAATTGAAAAATTGAACTGTATATATAGCGTCAAAGTGAAT